GTGAGAACCGTTCACGTGACGTATTCATCATGCAGGATGATATGTGGGAAGTCGCAACATTGCGTCCAACCAAAAACGTTGCACTTGCAAAAACTGGCGACAACACAACTCGCCAAGTTGTTACAGAACTTACATTGGTCTGTAAGAACGAAGCTGCAAACGGCGGCGTGTTCGACAACACAACATCATAACGTCATAACGTTATTGAAGGGGCGGCAACGCCCCTTCTCTTTATCAGGAGGCAGCAATGAGAGTTTTAGTTAAGTATCGCAGCATGTCCACAAGCGTAGGGCGCGTGCGCAACGGCGATATTATTGATATTCCAGAAGCAGAATATAAAAAGATTTGCATAACGAAACCGATGGCGTTAGAGGCTCTGCCTGAGCTTCCGCTTGAGGAGCCTAAGAAAGCTGCGCCTAAGAAGCCCGCAGCGAAGAAAGCACCTGCGAAGCGCAAGCGTGCGCGTAAGGCTGACGGTACGCTGAAAGGCGATGATCCATCCACACCAGACATAAATGAGGCTTGGGAAGATGGCAAACACCTCAACTAAAATCAAAGAAACCATTAAGTTTGAAGATGATAAGCTCATCATCAAAAAGACGCATGACGCATCTGTAGCGCTGAAAGACGCGCAGCAGGCTCGTGAGCTATCCCCCAATGCATTCGCATCAGACTATAAGCATGTCGGCAATGTGGACATGGCTATGCTAAATAACTGGCTAAAAGAGGCTGGAGTAGCATGGACAGATACACAAGCAGTAAAAGATGTGATAAAAAGGAAGTTAATGAGTAACGAATTTTCTGGCCTGCGAGTGTGGGAAGGTAAGTGGTAAAATGGAAGTGAACTTTGAGATGATTAATGCTGTGATGCAGTGGATCGTTTTGCCGATTGCTGGCGTTGTTATTTATATGTTTAACAGGCAAGCGCAGCACCACACAGACATAGCAGTTCTCAAGTCGCTTCAAGAAGCCACAAAGACCTCACATGACCGTGAGATGAAAGAAATGAAAACCACGATTGCTGCAATATTCACCAAGCTCGATAATATCGAGCAAGCGTTGCGCAAATAATTGCGCAAAGATGGATCAGAAAGCCATCATATCAGTCTTGTTTGCTGCCACAGTTGGTCTGATTGGCTGGAACATAAAGACAACTAACGAGTTACAACTATCAGTTCAGAGGCTGGAGATTATTCTGCTGAATGATGCTCTTGTAAAATGACATGGCTATACTTGAGAGCATTGCCGCTGCGAACGCCGCTTATTCGGTTATCAAGACTGCTCTTGGGAATGGCAAAGAGACTGCGGGCCTTATTGGAGCAGTTGGTAAGTTTCTTTCAGCAGAAGAAGAAGTAAAAGAGGCTGTCCAGAAAAAGAAGAACAGCCCCTTCACTGCAATAGCTGGTGGCGCAGAAGGCGATTGGGAAGAGTTTCAAGCATTAGAAGAAATACGCAGGAAGCGTGCTGAGCTAGAAAGTTTTGTGAGGCTATACTGTGAGCCTGACACATGGAACCGCTGGCAGCAGTGGCAGCTAGAAGCGCGCAAGCAGCGCCAAGCCGCAAAGAGAGCCGCGCATGAAGCCCACCAGAAAAAGATGGAGATAATCGGCTATATTGTGGCTGGTATCGTTGCATTCGGCGGTATGATTGCAAGCATTTATTACTTAGGTGTCTACATGGGAAAGTGGTAAAGTATACAGTTTTGGACAAAAACGGAAAAGTTATTATAATCACGAGCAATAAACGAATAGCGGAGCATTATAATGGCAAAGACATTCATTGATGATTGGAAGGTTATTCCCCGACTAATGATGCTGGCGGTTACGATCCTGACATATCAATCTGTACACTGGTATATGTCACTGCCCGATCCGACAAACGGTCAAGCAGGCTTGGTGTCTGTTTGCATGGGCGCACTGACTGGATGCTTTGGCATCTGGATGAATGGGGAGCAGAAGAAATGATTGGTCAAATTGTATCAGCGATTGGTGGACTTGCTGCATCATACATTGATGGCAAGACAGCCATTCAAAAGGCAAACGCAGAAATCAAACTTAAGCAGGCAACTGGCGAGATTGATTGGGAGCAGTCAGCGATTGAAGCAAGCAAGGATAGCTGGAAAGATGAGCTTTGGACGATTGTTTTTGTTGGCATTATGCTTGCTAATTTTATTCCGCCTCTACAAGACAGCATGGCAAGAGGATTTGCCAATCTTGAGACGACACCCCTCTGGGTACAGTGGGGAATGTATGCGTCGATTGCTGCCAGCTTCGGAATAAGAACTATGAGAGGATTGAAGAAATGAGCTTTAAGTTAGGAAAACGCAGCCTGTCGCGCCTTGAAGGTGTTGACGAGCGTTTAGTCGCAGTCGTGAAGTATGCTATCGGCATCTCAAAGACTGACTTCACAGTTTTGGAGGGTTTACGCTCCATCGAACGCCAGCGTGAGCTTGTGCAAAAGGGCAATAGCCAAACCATGAAGTCAAAGCACATAGACGGGCTTGCAGTGGACTTGGGTGCATACGACAGCGTGACTGGCATTCGCTGGGAAGAAAGCGCGTACTTCCCGATTGCAGATGCCATGCAGCAGGCAGCGAAGGTGTGTGACGTTGCGCTATGCTGGGGCGCTGCATGGGCTGTGCCAGATCATAAATACCCGTATGACTGCAGACTATGGCAGACAGATATGAAAGAGTGCTGGGAAGCCTACCATGACCTGCGCAGATCGCAGGGCCGTAGAGGTTTCAACGACATGCCACACTTTGAGCTTATCGTTTAGTGCAGCGTTTCTGCGTCACCTGTCTCACCTGAGATAAGCGCCAGTACAACAACGATTGCAGCCATAACCTCTTCAGGTTGCACTCCCTGCTCTACACGCTCATCCATGTAGTCTAGGAGCGCGTCCACCTCTTCACTTGTGCTTTCAATATCGTCATCCATGTCGATCTTCAGGAAAGTTTGCATAGCTGCACTCCTTGTGTTGGCTCCTGCCAGTCTACAAGGTTTTGCAGGGATTAGCTAATGTCCATTGCGTCTGTGCCGCGCTGTATCATGTCTGCATGCATATTTGAACAAGTGTTCAATAAAGCGATATAGGCACGAACAAGGGCTTCCATTTCGTGATCGCCACGCATCCACCTGTCTTGCGGTAAACCGCGCTCTGCACGCTCTATAATCTTTGCTGCGATGGCAAAGTAATCTGGTATATCATTCATCCTTTTCGCCCTCTAACTCCATCCAATGATAAATTCTGTGACAGTTACAACACAGTGGGATGCATTTCTCAACTTCTTCCCACATTTTCTTAAACTGACCTTGCTGCAATAGCTTGCTTACCTTTGGGTCGTTGTTCTGGTCGGGGTGGTGAAAATCTATTGCAGCAGGATGAGAAAAGCCACAAAAAAAGCAGGACAAGCCTGCTTTATAGTCTCGAAACTTCTGTCTTTGCTCTTTCTTTCGCTTTCGCGTTCGTTCAAGCGTGACTTCTCTGTTGCGCTGATACCAATCAGCACCGTATTTCTTGTTATACTCCCTGCGCTTCCCCTTGTCTTTGATAGGCAAAGGTCAATCTTCTTATGTTGGCTACACGCTTGAAATATAACATGTTTATTCAGGCCTTAGAACAGGTCGTATAGACTGCGACAATTTGTCAGTCTTAATGCACCACATGTTCACATCACCGTCTGCAAACATGTACTCAGCCATGTCCTCGTTGTCGCGGATCATAACCTGACACGCCTCATATGAGGGCAGCAGTATATACGACTGTATATCCATACCTCTCACTGCGTATTCTATGTAAAAAGCGGTAAAAAATTCCATTGCAGTCACTCCCTGTTTTGCTAAGTTGCGCTGGTGGGCGGCATTCTGTAACGTCACGACATGTTTTTGTTGGTCGTATCAGACCCGCTATAGCCCGACACATAGCGCCGCCCACACGATTACTTTTTCACCTTCTCGTAGTAATGCTCTATCAGCACCTCACGCAGAAGCTCTGCGACAGTTTCATAGTCACGCGCCTCTGCTTTGGCCCACTGGCGTATCTCTATATCTACGTTTGTAAATACATCGCTGACGGTGCCTAAGCGCATCTTAGGGAAAGGATTGCGCAACGTATTTGTTTCACCCATCAACCCCTCTGCGCGCAGCAGCATCGCATGATAGCTGTACGTTGAGCGCGATATTTGCGTTGCCATAAGTATCTGGCGCGGCGTGTAGCCCTTCCTGTAATAATGCAGTATTGCCTCACGGACTTTCTTTGCTTTTGCATCGCGATCTGCAATGCTTACTCCTGTCTTTCCACTCATTTCTTTAATGGCTCCCAATATTTTCTGCGGACATGACCGACATTCTGCCGCGTCACTCCAGTTTCCTTAGCTATTGTTGCAGGCTTATGCCCTTCCTCGATCATATACATAACCCGCAAGATACTTTCCTTGTCTGGTAGTTTTTCCCTACCCATCTTTATCAGCTTTGATACTGTGCTGCGGTCTGACTTGATCACCTCTGCGATCTCTATCGCCGTCCTACCCTGCATGTATAATAGCTTCACTTTAATCATGCGCTTGATAAGGTTCTTCTTACCGTTCTCGCTTTCCTCTTGCGCATATGTGGGCTGATGTGATCCCCACTTGCGTGTCATGGCTAGGCAGTCAGCACGGGCTTGCTCACGCATTGCTTCTATTAGTTCATCTGTCTCCCTTAGCTGCATCATACTGGTGCTCCTGTTACATCTGGCCTTTCTTTCTTCATAGTTTCGATCACATGAACGGCTAATGCCTGTATAGCGTCAATGTGAACTGTGGATGCGTTTGGGTTTGCTCGTGCTGCCCTGCAATGTTTCGTTATTTGATCCAGATACTTCGCGATCTGATTGTCAGTCATTTCATGCTACCTCTTTCCATTCGTTGTATAAGTCGCGCACTAAACGCTTGGTCATGTAACGCAAAGCTCGATTGTGGGCGTGACCATCTGTGTCAACGCGCTCACGCTCAAGTGTTTTGCGATTATCGTAGATTATGCGGTAAGGACCAGCATTTTCTTCCTTGCCTTGGGCTTTTAGCAAGCTGTCGCCAATAGTCCAAAATACAGCGTGTCTGGATGGATTGTAGCCGTGCATCAAGGCCATGTCAGCATTGCTGTGCTTACGCTGGCGCTCACCCTCAATCACGGCAAGCCCAGCGCGTTTGTATATACCGTCAAGCTCTTTCTCATATGCCATGAAGTCACCGACTTCGCCTACGATGCCCGCAAGGCCAAGATGACCAAAACCTTTTACCTTATCAACAAATGTTGCGGCGGGTAATTCTTTAGCCAAGTCTGCAAGATATTTCTCAAAGTTCTTGCGGGCTTCGAGTAGCGGCTCACGCGCCTCGAATAATGGCTGTGTTGCTGTTGTGGCCTCAAAGGTAGCTTCACCTTTCTTTAGCTGCGCGAATAGCTTGTTAGCTTCCTTTATGTCACCGTCACGCAGACCACGACATGTGGCTTTGATCTGCAAGACTAGCTTGCCCTCAGCTCTGACCATGTTTTGGCGATTGCGCCATGCAAACTGTATCTTTGCGATGGTTGGGTTTTCGTATCTCTTGTCCATTTGTTTTCCTTTTTATGTTGCGAGGCGGGGGTTCTATGTCCTTGCGGAGCCTAAAGGGTGGCCTCTGGTTATTGGGCGTTCTATCAATGGCACTTCTGCGGCATGCCGATGGCCCAAATTCGGTGGGGGCGGGGACATTATGGCATCTCTGCGATTTTTGGATGGCCCCCTGTGATTGGATGAGAGAGGCGCTTTTGCTTTGGCATTGCTGCATTTGTGCGTTGGCCTCTCCCGTGGAGTGTTCGGATTTTGGCGTTTCTGCGTGGTCATGATGGCCCCTGTTAAACTGGTTGGGAGAGGTGAACCGAAAATGGCATTTCTGCGTGCACTATATGACCTCTCCCGTGGGGAATTGTGATCAAGGCATTGCTGCGTCATGTCAGTGTCCCCTGTGACTGGTTGGGGAGAGGAGGTCTCTGTTTGGCATTTCTGCGCGGGATGGTTGACCTCTCCCCGTGGGGCAACAATGTCTCGACATTTCTGCGTTTTCACAATGACCCCGTTAAACTGGTTGGGAAGGGTGCGTATGATATGGCACTTGTGAGTTGTCATATTGACCCTTCCCTTGGTGCGTTGCTCGATCGGCATTGCTGCGATCCTAAGTTGACACCAAATAAAACTGGCGGGGTCGATACGAATATGGCATTTCTGCGCCCTCGACATGGACCCCTTGAGGGTGGATAGTTCACGGCACTGCTGCGCTCGCACTGTGACCCCCTGTAAAAATTTGGGGGTGGCTTTATTGTGGCGTTTCCGCGCTGTTCGGCTGACCCCCTGTAACATTATACTAGTGCCTCTTGATAGGCGCGTTCAGCTTCCTCTGTTGTCCAGACTTCACGCACAACTTGTGCATTCCCAGACAGGCGATTTTGCATCTTTTCATAGAACACTTTTTGCTGCGCATGGTGCGTACTGCGTGATCCTTCATGCGAGATTGCATTCTCTAAATCCTCGCGAGTAGCATCGCCAAGCGGCACACCACTGATCGGCAAGCGGAAACGCTCAAACATGTCCTGCGCATAAATTGACACAACACCTGTCAGAGCAACGCTAGGCGTGGATGTTTCGCCCTTTTGCAACACCCTGAGCTTCTGCGCGCTGCTCTTAAATGCTCTGCGATAGCCTCGCGGATATTTAATAATGTCCTGATATGCGATGCGCTCTAGCCAACTTTCTGTCGCCTCATCACGCAACGCCTGATCTTCTTTAAGCATAGCTACATATTTCTCTGCAGCTTGCTTTGCGTTTGTGGAGCCTTCCCATGCCTCTGCGATAGCTTTGCTCACACGCGTTTCTTGTCTCTTCTCAGCTTTCATCATCTTCCTCATGTTTATTTGTTTCTATCTCACCGTCACCTTGGCACAACTCGCACACCTCATCGTATGCAATAAAGTCTGGCGGGGTATCTCTGTCGATCCAAGGTGCAACACGTTCGCGCTCTATGTAGCCTGTGCCATTGCACTCTGGGCATGCGATGTAACCTATCAAAACGGCGGCTCCTCTTCTTTATCGCTGGGGTGCCAAATAACTGACACCCCATGCATTTGCTCTATGAACTCAACGAGTATGCTGGACCACATTGCGGTTAGCATCCATTAAGTCGATTGATTGGCAAATCTCCTCTATCCATGACAGAGGCACAGTTTCGCCTTGCGCAATTGTACTGCGCGCAGCTTCTGCCCTGCTATATGCCTGATAATAGGCTTGCACATATTTATTGTGTTTATCCATGTTTTTCCTTCCATGTGTTAATATTGCGTCAATCCCTAGTTGACATCTAATTAATATCAGTGCTAAGAAGTGAATGTCAACAATTTTTTTGTGAGGTAAAAATGAATAACGACACAAAGCCATGCATGCTGCATCTGAGTAAGACTGCAGACGAAGTAATAGAGCGACTGCGATTTGATGATGCGTACAGGCCACAGGGGCGCAGAAAGCACAGTCGAAGCGACTTTGTAGAGGACGCGATCATGTTTTACGCGAAACATTTGGAAGCGCAGCTAGATGGTCAACGGGCGTAACAAAGGCGCATCGTTTGAGCGCAGCATAGCGAATATGCTATTTGCTGATCTGGGGCTAAACGCAAAGCGCGATATAGAGCAGTACCGTGCAGCGGATCATGGGGACATCATAACGGATGACAAAAGCTGGCCCTATGTTATCGAATGCAAACGCTATGGGGGCAAACACTTCACGTTTCGCCCAGAGTGGTGGGTGCAAGTCGAAAGAGCTGCTGAAGCTGCAGGCAAAGAACCTGTGCTTGTCTATAAGTATGACCGCCAGCCAATCACGGTTGTCATGCGCCTAGAATACTTAATGGGTGACGGAGCACATCACGAAGAAAAAGTACGCATGGATTGGGATGCGTTTATCTACATCGCAAGGGAGAATTGGGGTGGGAAATAGAATGAATACATGCAGAACTTGCAGGTTTTGGTGCAACCAGCTTGACGACAAAGAGGGGAAACCAGCTTACGGCGAGTGTCGGAGATACCCGCCAACGTACAAGCAAAATGGAAGCATTATGGGCTACGAGAACAGTAGGCAAATGGAATACATGATGGACACAAGCCCATTTGAAATAATTATGCACAAAGACGGATGGTGCGGCGAATATATTAATAGGCGTGAAATATGACACAAATTGAATATAACCTGCCAGACTATGAGTATCACGACAAAGAGATACACCCGCACATCTCTAGCAGTGATGTAAAGACAGTCCTAAGCAAATCCTTGCTACACTGGATCGGTCAAGAGCGTAAAGAGAGTATTGCCTTTGACATAGGCAAAGCTGTGCACGCGCTAATCCTAGAGCCTGAAAAGGATTTGGTTGTGCGCGGCCCAGAGGATAGACGGGGCAGCAAATGGAAGGATGCTAAGGCGAAAGCCGACAAAGCTGGCAAAGTGTTGCTGACGGAAAAAGACTTTGACACTTGCATGGCTATGGCGACAAACGCATTTATGCACTGCGATTTCCTAAAAGAAACGGTGTACTCTGATGCATTCGTCGCAGAGGCCAGCATCTTCACAACCTGCAGCAAGACTGGTGTTGACATAAAGGTGCGCCCAGATGGGCTAATCGTTCCGCAGAAGAAAACGGATGAACCTTTCATCATTGACGTAAAGACAACGCAGGACGCATCGCCCGAGGGCTTTCATAAGGAAATCCGCAGATATAACTATGATGTCCAGATTGCATTTTACTTACATGCAATGCACGAAGCTGGTTTGCCTTGCAAAACCATGTATCTCATTGCGGTTGAGAAAAATGCACCATATGTCACGACTGTGCATGAACTTAGCGAACTGCATTTAGCTCACGCACACAAACGCATGCTTGCCACATTGGAAAAGATAGGCAATGCTATGCGAACAGGGGAATTTACGACAGATTGGCCTGACGTAAATCAAGTCTTTCTTCCTGCATGGATGGAAGATGAAGTAGAAGCATTTTGAGAGAAGGAGACAAGACCATGAAAATGCTAACACCAAACCAAGTTCTATTCGAGAACGTAACCGCGCAATACCCGCGCATCAATCAAACCTATCGCTTTGACAACATGGAAAACAAAACTGTGCCATGCAAGCCAGAGGAAGATGGGGCCGCATACGAAGTTTCGTTCCTGATGAGCAATGAAGATGCCACGGAATTTCTGAAGAAATGCGATGAGATTTACGAGGAAACTGCGGCGGCAGACACAAAGCGCAAGTGGAAGCCCAAGCCCATGTATTACCCATATAAAGAGCTAGATGACGGGCAGCCGCAAGGCAAAGCCAAGCTCAAGGGTGCTTACAATGGCGAAGCAACAAAGCCACCGTTGCAAAAGGACGCAAACCGCAACTCTTTGCCACCTGATTTCCGCCTAACGTCTGGCAGCAAAGTCAATGTTTGGGGGCAGCTATTCGCGTATAATACGGGGGCTGTATCTGGTGTTGGGCTTCGGTTGCGCGGCGTGCAGGTCTTAGAACTGCAAGAGGAAGCGTCAAACGATCCTTTCAGCGCGACTGATGGATTTACTGCAGCAAAGCAAGAGGATGATCCCTTTGGCTTGCCGCCAGTTAAGCCAAGCACCTCTGTGGGATCATTTATTGAGGATGAGGTGCCTTTCCTTTACGAATGGCGCATCTAAGCAAAAAAATGCCCCGCGTGGGATAAGCGCGGGGCAGTTCATCATCGAGACAAGAAAAACAAATAACCGTGTGAGGAGCATTTGTTAGCACAATGATAGGGCAAGATGTAGGCAAGATCAAGTACCCAGAACCAACATATAGCGTGTACGCACCGCAAATCATAAGCGCGTTACAGCTTAAAAAGACAAGCCACCAAGAGCACCACGGGCCTTGCCCAAGTTGCGGGGGTGTTGATCGGTTTTGGATTAGCGAATATCAAGGAAATCTAAAGGTCAACTGTCGGCAATGCGAAGATTGGAAAAGCATTATTGATATTCTGCGAAAGCGCGGCCTTTACCCCGACAAGGAATACGTGAGCGACGCAATGAACAAAACCCCAGATAACGTGGTGAAGCTACCTGAAAACCCAGAGCTACACCCATATTTAACCAGAAAGCGCATAAAGCAACACGACGCAATCATTGATGAAGGCGATCTACACATCCGCATCATCAATAACCAAGGCAAGGTAGTCGGTACGCAATTCATAGATGAAAGCGGCAAAAAGAAATTTAACTATGGGTTAGACTACAAAGGGTGCTTCCACGTTATCGGCGGCACAATAAAAGATTTTGCTTATCTCTGCGAAGGTTTCGCCACGGCTGCAGCAGTACATGAGGCCACGGGAAAGCCTGCGGTGCATTGCTTGAACGCCAGTAATATAACAAATGTTATAACCGCGCTTCGTGAGGTTAAACCTGATACGCGCTTTGTCGTTGCGGGGGACAATGATCCTGCAGGGATAAAAGCCTGCGAACAAGCATTCAAGGAGCATGGCGTAGAGTGCGTCCTGCCAGACAGCGAAGGTTTAGACTGGAATGACGTTTGGGTAGCGCGGGGTGCGGAAGCTACACGCAAGAAGCTAGAGCCGCGCAACGTGCTCGACGATGTAATCTTCCCAAGCGATGCAAGGCCACAACTAGACAGCACATACATAATCAAAAACTGGATCACGGAAAACTCAATTAGCGTGGTGTATGGCCCGTCAAACGTGGGCAAATCTTTTTTCTGCATGAGCCTCGCATATCACATTGCTGCGGGTCAGGAATGGGTCAACAACAAGATCAAGCGCGGGTCAGTCTTATATCTTGCTACAGAGGGCGGCAGGGCATTCGAGAACAGACTATATGCGCTGCATGAGGCGCACGGGTTCAACGATGTATCGCTTGCGGTCAGACCTTCGCCCATCAACCTATATGACGCGGATGAAGATATAGCCAAGATCGAAGCTATCATGAGCGAAATTGGGAAGCGCATGGAGCCTGTCACGGTTTTGGTCATCGACACACTGGCACGCGCTACGGCTGGGCAGATGGATGAAAACAATAACAGCGAAATGAGTAAGCTGATCGCAGGACTGGACGCCATACGAGAGCGAACAGGGGTTCACATTATGCTTGTCCATCACAGCGGCAAAGATGCATCCAAGGGGGCGCGGGGTGCGTCTGCATTGCGAGCGGCATGTGATACAGAGATTGAACTTTCGTTCGACGAAGAAACGCGCGTTCGTACCGCAAGAGCAACAAAACAGCGCGACATGGAGACAGGCGCAGAGATTAACTTTGTTCTGCAGATTGTTGAGCTGGGAGAAGACGCAGACGGCGATCAGGTCACGACTTGTATCATACGTGAAGCCACACGCGAAGAAATGGAAGAAGCGCAGAGCGACAATAAGCCAACGGGGAAAAACCAAAAGCTGTTCGTGAAGTGTTTCATGCAGCTTCGCGGGGAGCGTGTCGGAGGGCCAAACCCAAGCGGCGCGGGATGGCCTGAGCCAAGGAAATTCTGGTGCATGGATTTGGAAACGCTGGGGGATCACTTCAAGGGAAAAGTGGCGACAGATAGGCCGCAACAAACATGGACGCAGACCTTGAACGGAATGCACGAAAAGGGCTTGATTGAGATAAACGAGGGCAAAATATGGCTAACGGGCAAGTCTGGAAAGGTCAGCGATGGGGAAGCAGATGCACCGTTTTGAATTTGCTGCAGTTTCAATGGGTTATGATGGGTTTCCGTTCAGTTCCGTTCAAAACCGTGCAAAAACGTGCACTAACCATGCACTGCACGGAAACACGGAACTATATATAAAATAGTTCCGTGCACGTGCATTCGGTGCTTCGGGCATAAGATTGGATTTAGACTTGCAGAAAAAAGAATTTCCTAAATGGTTGCGGGATAGAATTGCTGCAGGAACAGCGCGGGTTTATCCGCATGGCACGTTTGAGGTGCGGCGCGGTTTGACGCTGGCTGACAAGTTGCAGAGCGTGACAGCACTTGAGGAATTAGAGGGTTTCGCTAATCGGCGCAAATATGGTGCGCAGGTGGAGCCGTGGACAGAGGAAGAACGGAAGGAAATACTATGGAGAAAGACAGAGCTGACGAACAAACGAAAGCCGCGCTGAGGTGGAGCGTTTACGATGATGGGTTGCGCATCTGGTCAAGCGAGCGCGGGCAGTATCTCGGAACGATACCCACCCGCGAACTGAAATACATTTTGCGCGACATGGCGCGGCGATTGGCTGAATTGGATTAGACTTCAGCGTTCGCCAGTTCTTCCACGTGATCGTGATAAGCCCACTCGATGCAATCCTTGATTAAGCGATCTGCGGCGTCTGGGCTTGGTGCCATGTCATACACCGCATGCATAGTTGTGGTTAGGATTGCAGCAAGGTGTGTCGATGGATTTGCTGTATCTTGCTTGGCGATACGTTCTAGCGCATGTAGCGTCTCGAATTTAGCGTGATCCCACTGTTGTTGTGTTGTTGGCATTGTCTCTGATCCTTATGATGTTAGCACGATATGTGCGCATGTGATTAGCGTTAGAAACACGGCCCATGTCGCACATAGTTTTTCGGCGGTGTTCATGTTGTGGAATATTTGGATGTAGGCTTTCATCTCGCTCTCTCCAGTTCGTCTATTAGCTTTGAGAATAGCTCTAAGGCGTTGTCTATGTATTGCACTTGCTGCGCGTCTGCGTGGGTGTAGTCATCCATGATGACCTGCCATGCGTCCTCGTTTAGCTGCTCTTGCATCTCGACTAGCTTGCGGCGGGTTTGATCTACCGCAAGCGTTACGTGTGGACGTATGGTCATTATACTTCCTCCAATGATGCGAATAGATTGTGGACCGCATTGCGGATGCGCGCGTCAATCTCGCCATATGCAATGCGGCAAGCCATATCGTCGTATGACATTGGCGCATCGCCCCAACAATCAGCGACAAACATTTCGCCTTGTTGCGTGTCGCAGTGGCGGCACAGTTCGTGCGCCTTGGCGTAATAAATGACGTATTCGCTGCTATCCGCGCTCTCTGATGCCCAATCCATTGCTTGATCTTCGTCTGATGCATCACGGCAAATATCTTGCGCAATGTCGTTGCAGTATTCTGTTAAGTTGAAATCGTTAAGCATTGTCTCTTGTCCTTTGCTGTGTTGTGGTATCACCATGAAAGCAAAGTGATACCTTGTCCATTGTTACGTAGCGTCACTTCAAATCATTCGCTACATTTACGGGGAATGTTTCCCCATGCTCCATCATGCAATCAACTGCAGCGATCTTTGCCGCGTCTAATGTATCGTAACGAGTGTTACACAATGCCGCTGGAACGCGGCCCACAAAGATAAATTTGCCAGTTGGTGCCTTGGTAATTACTGCTGCTTTGAACATGGTCTTTCCTTTCGTGTGTTAAAGGTTGCTGGTGTTTACTGCGCGAATAACGCCGTGGCGCGTCATCCATGCTGTGTTGTTGACCAAGAAGCGTTCGCCGTCATTTTGCGTGACGCTCAATCCTTCTTGCTGCGCGGCTTGTGCCATTGCATCAGTATCGCCATAGGGCAAGTCAAACGCGCCAGACTGAATGAGGTAGTAATTAACTATTGAACCGTGGTTTGCTGCGCGATGCATTGTCTTTGTGATGATCTTATCCATGGTGCTTCCTTTCCATTGCTTGTGATATCAAGATAATATTAATGAAATACTAAAGCAAGAGCATAAACACAAAGTGACGTAACGTCACAAAACCAGCGCATCACACAGTGAATGATCAAGTCGCAGGCGGACGCGCGCGAATAAACTAAACCGTTCAGTTTAGCAATACATTTGACGAATTGGGGAAAACTGGACTTAAACCATATCGCTAAACTGGACTTAAATAAGGTAAGTCATTGATATTGCACAATAATAAATTTAACATAATCGACATTATACGTAATATCGTAAAAGTATTGCTCGATCTGGACCTAGTTTCGCTGTGACCCCCCCCGTCTGGCCCCCACCCCACCCCCTATTATTATTATACATTCCCACACAGAAAAATTCGTGTTATACAATTCGCAGGGGTGCTACCTCGTGATGTGCCTTACCCTCCCTGTGGCGCAACCCATTTCCTTCCTGTAGCACCCCCCCCACGCCCCCGTATTGCTTTATTGTAGTATCATGTTAAAATTTCCGAAAAATCACAGAAGGATTTGGTATGGCTGGTAGGTCATTGCAGAAAAAGCGTTTAGCTGAAATTAGGCAAATGGGTGGCGCTGAGTTTTTGCGGGAGTGGTTGCTTGAGGGAAACTCTATTCGCAGCCTAGCAAAGCAGATGGATATGCATAGCGGCACCCTGCGCAATCTTATTTTGTCTGACGCAGAGCTTACGGCTGCTGTGGATAGCGCTAGAATGCATGCTGCGGATGCGCATTTTGAGGCGACTTTTGAGTTGCTGGAAGATATGACTGAGCGCCGTCAGAGAGAAATATTTGAGGCGCTGGATGAGAATAGCACGCGAGATGCAAGTGAAGCCAATCTAAGCCAAGTTGACTTGGGGTTGGGTAAAATGATTATCGGGCAGCGCAACCTCGCAGCACAGTCGTATAATCAGGAGCGATACGGCAGTAAGAACCAGCAGCAAATCAACATTAATATCGGTGATTTTCACTTAGACGCGCTGCGTAAGACTAAGGTGATAGAGCATGAATAACCTCGCAGAAACCACGATGATTGAGTTTGTGCAGCGTTATAGCAAGAAGCCTGCTTTATTTGTGCAGGAAGTGCTTGGCGTGGAGCCATTGCCGTATCAGGCAGAATTTCTGGAAGCGATTGCGTCTGGCGAACGCAAGATTAGCATTCGGTCTGGTCATGGTACTGGTAAGTCTACAGCAGCATCGTGGGCAATGCTATGGTATTTTTTGATGCATTACCCAAATAAAGTTGTTGTAACTGCGCCAACTTCTAGCCAGCTTTTTGATGCTCTTTTTGCAGAGTTGAAGCGCTGGATAAATGAGTTGCCAGAGGGCTTGCAGAGCATACTGAATACCAAGTCTGACCGCGTTGAGCATACGTCTGCGCCTGCAGAGATGTTTATATCTGCTAGAACAAGTCGTGCAGAAACGCCTGAAGCCTTGGCTGGGGTTCACTCTGAGCATGTTATGTTGGTTGTGGACGAAGCCTCTGGTGTGCCTGAGCAGGTATTTGAGGCCGCTGCTGGGTCTATGTCAGGTCATAACGCGACTACGATTATGCTGAGCAACCCTACGCGAAGCAGTGGTACGTTTTTTGAAAGTCAGACGCGCATGTCAGATAGCTGGTGGACGCGCCGTTGGTCATGCGTGGATAGCCCCTTGGTCAGCGATGAGTTCGTTGATGAGATGCGCCTGCGCTATGGCGAGGAAAGCAATGCGTTTCGCATTCGTGTGTTGGGTGAGTTTCCTCTTGCGGACGATGATACGATTATCCCGTTTCATCTTGTGGAGAATGCCACGCACCGCGATGTGCAGATTGATGAGGATACCAAGTCGGTCTGGGGGTTGGATGTGGCGCGCTTTGGGCAGGATAAAACGGCGCTGTGCAAGCGTCAGGGTCCAATTGTGACTGAGCTTAGAGCTTGGTCTGGGCTGGACTTGATGCAGACTGTGGGTAGGGTTGTTGCTGAGTATGAGGGTTTGCCGCCTAGCAGGCAGCCCAAAGAGATACTTGTTGATAGTATTGGCGTAGGCTCAGGTGTGGTGGACCGCCTGCGCGAGATTGGCCTGCCTGTGCGCGGCGTGAACGTGGCAGAAGCGCCAAGCATGGGCGATACTTATCTTAATCTGCGCAGTGAGCTTTGGTTTAAAACTAAGGGCTGGCTAGAGGATCGTTCGTGTAAGCTGCCGAAGAATGACCAACTTGTCGCAGAGCTAACCAGCATTCGCTATAGCTTTACCAGTTCAGGCAAGATGAAAGCTGAGAGTAAGGATGAGATGCGTAAGCGTGGCTTGGCCTCACCTGACCTTGCCGATGCGCTGTGCTTGACGATGGCGAGTGACGCTGCAACTGCGTTATCTGGCTCGTTTAGCTCTTGGAGAGGTGAAATTAGAAGGAATTTGCGTGGTATCGCATAATTTGCTATGGTGCGTAAAAAGGAGTTAGCTATGGCGTATGGAAAGAAAATGGGAAGCAAAGCTGGGTTTAAACCATGCAAAGGATGCCCAACCCCTATGGCGTGCAAGCGCAAAGGTAAATGCATGGCTAAGGCTAAGAAGTAATGGCTCGCAAGACCACAAAGAAAAAAGGTGCAGACGGCAAAGCCTGCTGGAAAGGCTATCGCTACGCGGGGACCAAAGGTGGCAAAGATAAGTGCGTTAAGGTTACGCGTAAGAAGAAAGTGAAGAAGTGATGTGATGTTTACTGCATTTGTTCTCTTATGCGCTCAGAATTACTGCTTTGCAGTCGGTGGCCCTGCGTATGCTGATGAGAATGAATGTATTGCTGATTTTATGCAGAACGGGGTTCCCTCTTTGCAGGTGAAGTATCCAACGTATACAATCAAGCAAGTTAAATGTTATGAGTGGGAAAAGCAGGTGAAGTCCTAATGCCGTATTCTAAATACAGTCCAAAGCAAAAAAAATTAGCCGCAGTGGCCCCACCACGCAAGAAAATTACTGGCGCAGACTTGAAGAAGGTTGCCGCAAAGAAAAAAGGTAAAAAGAAATGAAAGCTGGAGATGCTTTAGGATTACTCGCTGGTTTAGGCGCGCTAAATGCGCTGGGTGGTGGCAGAAATGGCACAGGCAAGCGCTTTACTGGCTTGATGGACATGCTAGACGGTGGTGGCGCTGGCGCATCTGGAGATAAGTTTGAGGGCGGTGGCTTGCTGTCTATGCTAGGCAATCTCTTTGCGAAACCGCTTGAGGCGCAGGATAATGTTGAGCGCATTGCTGCTGACACGAATGCGACTAAGGCTGTGACAAAAACGCTTGAGGACATGGCTAAGGGTGGCGCGCTGACATCTCGCTTAGATGGTAAGGATGGCTTACTTTCACCTGCGCAAAAAGAACAGATTGTGATGGATCAAATCGTAAATCCAGACGTATATGGGATTGGTCAGGGTGGCGAGTTTGCAGGGTCTATGTTGGCACCTCGCGCAACAACCGCGCAATCTGCCCCTGCCCCAAGTTATGCAACAATGCGCATGGGTGAGGCTGGCCGCGGCATGCCTGATGTCCCCGTCCCAGTAGTTGGGCGAAAAGCCGTCCCGCTAAGAACATATGGACACCTTTACGATCAACCAGACATGCCACCAGATTACGCTGGCGATCCTTTGATTGGCGGCACTCGCAACCCAAGCGCATATCGTCCTGCGGACCTTTCTTACGCAGAGATGCGCCCAATAATTGATCCAAGAGGCGCAAGCCCAATGTCCTATGAGGAGTATGTGCCTTACATTAGCGATCTTTATAGAAAAGAATATGGCGCAGCCCCGACTGAGCAGCAGTTGCTTTCCGCTTATCAAGCGTACACTCAAAGTATGGGGATGTAATGCCTGTTAAGCGCAAAAAAATACCTGCAAGCAAGAAGTACGCTAATGGCACGATTTATAAAGACAGTCAGGGCAAAACTCATAAGCGTACATCTGCTAAAGGTACAAAGCGTGGTGACGCTTATTGCGCTCGTTCTAGCGGTCAAAAACAAACTGAAAAAGTAAAAGTTCGTCGCAAGGCTTGGGGCTGTCGCGGTAAAAAATCGGTGAGAAGTTAAATGGCTATTACAACCTATGCAGAACTAAAAACAGCGATAGCAAACTGGCTAAACCGCGATGATCTTACAAGCGTTATCCCTGATTTCATCAGTCTTGCAGAAGCTGACATGGATCGCAAGATACGTCACTGGCGCATGGAAAAGCGTGCAACTGTGCAGCTAGACGATCAGTATTCGCGCGTACCCTCTGACTGGCTTGAGAGTATTCGCTTTTACCTGTCTGGTGGTGATACATACGAACTGCGCCAAACATCGCATTCTGACATGATTAATCGCCGCATGAACGCTGCAAACGTGGCTGGTCGCCCCCAGTATTTCACGAT